GCAGTTGGTGTGGAGAAGGAAGCGGTACTCGCCGGAAATGCTGGCATGCACACGGGCGATGTGTGAAGGAGCCTTGGCGCCGGACGTGGTAAGCGCACTCGCGGGAGGCGAACCATGATAAAATACGAAGTATTAAGTGATTGGCCCGTGTTGGAGTATGAGAAAGGCGGTATCAAGTTGGCGACATTTCGGGAACCAAAAATCAAAAAGTTACGTGTGATAGCCCCCGCGAATACCATACAGCAGGCCACCAAGACAGGTAGCCAGAAATTGCCAAGTTTCAAAGAATCGGCGGTGGCACTTTCAAAGAAGTATCCAGCGGGTTTAACTGACGGCGATGGTAACTTGTCGGGGTTAGCGTACTATGGCGCGAAAGCCATGTATGATTTTATAGTTGAAACTTGTCAACTTCGGGCGGGCGTCTGAGAGCGTTGTACAGCACTCGCAAACGCATAAAAGGGGGTTAATATGCCCGGCGAAAAGACATTGAAACCGTGCCCGTTCTGTGGGGGTACAAAGTTTCGGTTCTCGAATGGAATATACGCGGCGAGCCATGCTCATTCTGTGAAATGTACCGAGTGTGGCGCAAGGAGCGGGTTTTATATTCTGCGCGATAATGCTATTAAGGGATGGAATCGTCGGACATCGGAGGGGAACGACAATGGAAGAAGAATCCAGGATTGACCGGTTTTTCACTAATCTTTTTGCTTTCATCGGCGTGTTTGCAACGATTTGGTTTATCTCCGGCCTGTCGTGCAATTAATTGTTGACAACAGGCGATCCGTGTAGTAAATTGGATGTAGAGATACCCCGGAAGGAATCTCATGCAAACAATGTCACTGGCGGGAATCAACCCTTTACCTGCGCGTATCATTCCTTCCGGGACTGCGCGTGGGGCCAGTGGCTTTTTGATTGGCAGGCATTAAACCATGGCGAGGAATAGAATGATAAAGCCCGAATTTTGGAGTAGCGTCACACTCGCGAAGGTCTCGCGAGACTCTCGATTGCTCTTTATCGGACTCTGGACGTTTGCAGATGACTATGGATTCGGACACGCAAACACAAGAGCACTCCTTGGCTTCATTTATCCAATAGACATGTCTGTAACAGACGACAATATAAAGACTTGGATAAAGGAACTTGAAGGAGTTAATCTCATTACGATAAAATCTGTTGATGACAAAGAAACGTACTACATCAACAGTTGGTCAGAACACCAGAAGGTTGACAGGCCATCATTGCGAAGGTGGATAACGGAAGAACAGGCAAATCAATACTTTGCGGGAATTTACATAAATCCATCACTAGACACTCGCGAGTGTGCCGCGAGACACTCATCGATAAAAGAGAAAGAGAAAGGTAAAGAGAAAGAGAAAGAGAAAGTATTTACAAAGCCATCCGTCCAAGATGTTTCTGACTACTGTTCAGAACGAAAAAACGGAATTGCCGCGCAGTCCTTCCTTGACCACTACGAAAGCAACGGATGGATGGTTGGTAAGACAAAAATGAAGGATTGGAAAGCAGCGGTGAGGACGTGGGAAAAAAACAACTTCAGACAGTCTGATGGTGCCGCCAAGATGAGCCGTGGGTATCCAATAACTGGCAACTACATCCCATGACCGACGCAATCAAACTTCTTCTCAATTCCGGCCTGTCTGTGATCCCTGTAGGCGCGGACAAGCGCCCGCTAATAAAATGGGCTGAATACCAGACACGCATTGCGACAGAGGCCGAGGCCGACAAATGGGAACTCCCTATCGCAATTGTTGCTGGTGCTGTTAGTGGTGGGATAACGACGCTTGACTTTGATGATGGTGGGGCCATGTTCGCACCATGGGCTGAACTGGTGAAGTCTACATACCCCGAGCTTCCACACCGCCTTGTTGTCCAGCGTACACCGAGCGGCGGGTATCATGTGGTGTATCGCTGTCCTGAGAACTGCATCGAAAACAGAAAACTATGCACAAAGAAGGTTGATGGGAAACAGGAAATACAAATAGAGACCCGTGGTGAAGGTGGGTATTTCCTATGTTCACCATCGCCGGGATACAAGTTGCTGCGTGGTTCGTTTGATAAGATATGCAGTGTGTCGGTGGATGAATCTCACGCCATGCTGTATGCCGCAGTGTCGCTCCAAGTGTACACTGAAGAAGATGAGTTTGGCCCACCGCAGGAACTTGTTGAGCCAATGAAGCGTCACGGCATCACGCCCTTCGATGATTACGACGCAAAAAATACTCCGATTGATACGCTGAAGAAAAACGGATGGTCAGTATCACACACATCCGGCGACAAGGTGTATCTAGTTCGTCCGGGGAAAGACGGACGCGGTATCAGCGCGTCATGGAATCACGTACCCGGGCGGTTCTATGTGTTCTCCACGTCCACGGAATTCCAAAACAACAAAGTGTACAAGCCGTCTGCGGTGTACACGATATTGGAGCATGGGGGGGATTTTTCGGCAGCCGCGAAACATCTTTCCAAAGACGGCTACGGCGAAAAGGAAAAGCCGAGGGTACCGGTTGATTACGACCTAGAGCCGACAACGGAAACGATAAAGGCATCTGACTTCAGGCAGAGAATTTACAAGTTCTATTCCGGCAGTTCTGAGTCTGGCTTCCGTACCGGGCTTCACCAGTTCGATGACTGTTTGCGGTTCGACAGGGGATATCTGAATATCGTGACAGGAATACCTACGCATGGCAAGAGCGAATTTGTGGACTTCATATCTGTTCTGCTTGCGGTTCAGCACGACTGGCGATACGTAGTGTTTAGCCCAGAGAACTACCCGCTTGAAATTCACTTCAATAAGCTGGCAGAGAAACACCGTAACAAAAACATGTGGAGCGCGACGCGAGAGGAAATAGACGACAGTATTTCCTTTGTGGACAAACACTACACATTTATTGACGCGACAGAGGATGACCTGACGCTTGACACAATACTCTCAACGTGTGTAGACCAAAAGAGCCGAGGACCGGTTGACTGTCTGATAATAGACCCGTGGAATGAGATCGAACACCAGAAGCCCAAGGATGTAAACGATAGTGATTATGCCGGGATATGTCTTCGCAGGCTGCGCAAGTTCGCACGCAAATACATGGTGTGTGTGATATTGGTGGCACATCCAGCAAAGATGTACCGTGAAAAAGAAAGCAGTCAGTACCCCGTGCCGACGCTCTACGATATCAGCGGCAGCGCAAACTACTACAACAAGGCAGATAATGGGCTGGTGGTATACCGCGACTTCAACCGGAACCTGGTTGAGGTGCATGTAAAAAAGGTGAAGTACCGAAACTATGGACACCTTGACACGGTGAAATTCAGATACGATGTTTCGACAGGGACATACAGCGAGGACAAAGAGAGTGTAAACGAGGGGCTTCCGAATGACTGACAGAGAAAAGTACGATGCTCAGTGTCCAAGATGCGGCGACGATACCTATCTTGAAAGGGTTGGCCCGCACATCAAGTGGTCTTGTGTCAAATGTGGATACTTAAAGTTCCTTGCGCAGAGGTGGGATGTGTTCGTTTTCCCGATAGGCAAATACAAGGGCAAGCGATTGGTTGATGTGTTGTCTACGGACAGGGAGTATGTACGGTGGTGCGCGGAAAACATGACAAATAAAAATATCGCTCAAAAATGCCGCTCAGCATTGGAAACATAATGATACTGGCAAGGTTGCTTTTTTTGTGCGACCCGTGGACGGCAACGGTATGCCTTGCCAAGCTGCTACTGCGCAAGATCGCACGCAAAACACAGGGGTGGTAGAACAATGCTTAAATTCTCCAAACAGTCTCAACTCCACTGCTCCGATCTGAGTGAGCGCGGGAGCAAGCTGAAGCGCAAGGACCTGGACAAGCTGCTGGTAAACTGGTCCCTTGAGGTCCGGCGCCTGGCGGGGAACAAGTGCGAGTGGTGTGGAACAACCAAGAAGCCCCAGGCCCATCACATAGTAGCGCGGTCACTCTGTAGCCATGCCGGGCAGACGATGCTTGCAAATGGGATGTGCCTCTGCTTCAGGTGCCATATTCACCGGCTCAAGGCGGACGTTGACGGATACATACAGGTGCGTGACGAGGTGTTGAAGCGCCGGGGGGTGAGCTACCAAGAGCTTCGTATCAAATGTGGCCGGCAGTTTCTTGGAAAGGTGGGAGTACCGGCAAACGACATTG